AGTATAAACTTTTATATATACAACCGACTATTTATTATTAAATAGAATATTATGCACATTGGAAAAAAAGGAGATATTCTTACAACTGTAAGGCTCCAAGACACATTATTTAATGATTTTAAGTTAGAAGCTGTAAGAAATAAGATCACTATGAGAAATTTATTAGAAAGATCTATGTTTTTATACATGACTGATCCTGAATTTAAAAAAGTAATAAACAATCAGCTTCACGCTAATTACAAAAAAGAAAACTAAAACACGTTATGCCAAAAGAAGGTTACATTAAAAGAGAAGATCGAAAAAAGATTCTGCTTTTGTCTGATGATATTAGATTCACATCTGGTATCTCAACAATGGCGAAGGAAATCGTACTAGGAACAGCCCATAGATTTAATTGGGTAAACTTAGGTGCAGCGATTCAACATCCAGAACAAGGAAAGAAGTTGGATGTGTGCGGAGATACAAATGCAATAGCAGGTATCGATGACTCGTACGTTTATATCTATCCATGCTCAGGTTATGGTACTCCAGAAGTAGTACGTCAGCTTATTGATATTGAAAAGCCTGATGCTATTATATTCTTTACTGATCCACGCTATTGGATTTGGTTATTCCAAATGGAGAATGAAATTAGAAAGACTATTCCAATGATTTATCTAAACATCTGGGATGATTTGCCAGCTCCACTTTACAATAAGTCTTACTATGAGTCTTGTGATGCTTTAATGGCTATCTCAAAACAAACTGCTAATATCAATAGAATGGTATTAGGAGATAAGATTGGTGATAAGATTATTAAGTACGTTCCTCATGGTATTAATGAAAAGATGTTCTATCCTATAACTCCTGATATGAAAGAAGATTATGCAAAGGTACAAGCTATGAGAACTAAGTTCTTTGGTGATAATCAACCTGAGTATGTTGTATTGTATAATGCTAGAAATATCAGACGTAAGTGTCTTCCTGATTTGATTACAGGGTATGCACAGTTCTGTGATAGCATTGGTAAAGAGAAAGCAGCCAAGTGTGCTTTATTATTACATACACAACCAGTAGATGAGAATGGTACGGATTTATTTGCAGTAGTAGATTTAATATGTGATCCTTCTTATCAAAGAGTAGTATTCTCTACAGATAGAAACTCCACTCAGGATATGAATATCTTATACAATACTGCAGATGTAGTAGCGTTACCTTCTTCTAATGAAGGATGGGGATTATCTTTAACAGAAGGTATGATGGCAGGTAAACCAATAATAGCTACAGTTACAGGTGGTATGCAAGATCAAATGAGATTCGAAGATGAGAATGGTAAGTGGATTGACTTTGATGAAAACTTCTGTTCTAATCACTTTGGAACTTATAAGAAGCACGGTTCATGGGCATTCCCAGTATTCCCTAGCAATATGAGTATTGTTGGTTCAGTACCTACTCCTTACATCTTTGACGATAGAGCTGACTTTAGAGATATTGCAAAAGCTATCGAAGAAGTTTATAGCTTATCACCAGAAGAAAAAGCTAAGAGAGGTCAGGCAGCTAGAGAATGGGTTACTTCCGATGAGTCAATGATGACAGCTACACATATGTGTGATAATGTTATTGATACTGTAGAAGAAACTCTTACAGCTTGGAAGCCAAGACCTAAATATGAGTTTATTAAAATAGAAAAATTACCAAAGAAAAAAATCGTACATAAATTAACCTACTAATATGAAGCAGTTATGTGTTATATCAGCACCACCAGAAACTTATTCTGGATATGGTGCACGTTCAAGAGATCTTATTAAAGCAATCTATGAGTTAAAGAAAGAAGACTGGGATATTAAAATCCTTTCTCAAAGATGGGGTGCAACACCTTGGGGCTTTTTAGATAATAATAAAGAGGAGTGGGGTTGGATGAAGGACTTAATCCTTCTTGGAAACCAATTACCGAAGCAGCCAGATGTATGGATGCAAATTACAGTTCCTAACGAATTCCAACCAGTAGGTAAAGTTAACATTGGAGTTACTGCAGGTATTGAAACCACAGTAGCAGATGTTGAGTTTGTATTAGGATGTAATAGAATGGATGTTACTTTAGTATCTTCAAGACATGCTAAGCAAGTATTAGAAGCAAGTACATTCCAAGAGAAAGACAACGCTACTCAGCAAGTGACTAGAAATATTAAATTAGAAAAACCTGTAGAAGTTTTATTCGAAGGTGTTGATTTAAATAAGTACTTCTTTGTTGCAGATGAAGATTTAGAGGAAACCGACTTAGTATTAGATTTAGATACTGTTAAGGAAGACTTTTGTTATCTTTACGTAGGTCATTGGTTACAAGGTGACTTAGGAGAAGATAGAAAGAATACAGGATTACTAGTTAAGCTGTTCTTAGAAACTTTTAAAGATAAGAAAAAGCAACCTGCTTTAATTATGAAAACTTCTCACGGTGGTGCTAGCATTATGGATAGAGATGAAGTACTGAAAAAGATAGATGCTATTAGAGAGACTATTAACGGTAAGAATCTACCTAACATTTATTTGATACATGGTGATATGGATGATGAAGATATTAACAATCTTTACAATCACCCTAAAGTAAAAGCTTTCGTATCTTTAACTAAAGGTGAAGGATATGGTAGACCATTAGCAGAGTTTTGTTTATCTAAGAAACCAGTAATTACTTCAGGATGGTCAGGTCACATGGATTTCTTAAACCAAGACTACACTGTTTTAATTCCAGGCAGCTTAACACCTTGTCACCCTTCAGCTTTATCTAAAGGATTGATTATAGAAGGAGCTTCATGGTTTAGTCCTGATCCTACTTCTGTTAGTAAAGCTCTTATAGATGTGTATGAAAATTATAACAAGTATGCTGAATTAGCTAAACGTCAAGGTCATAAAATTAAGACGGAGTTTAACTACGATAACATGGTTTTAATTTTAAATAATTACTTAGATAAGTATGTACCTAAGCAAGTTAAATTAGTATTACCTAAACTTAAAAAGATATCATAATGACAGGTCAACAATTTTTAATATGGTTTCGAGGTTTCTCAGAAGGAGTAGTCGAACCAACACAAGCACAGTGGAAAATAGTTCAGCAGAAGTTAAAGGAAGTAAAAGATGGTCCAGTATCACTACCCTCTAAATGGACTTCTACTAATACTTGGGAAAATTTAGATAAAGGAAATAAAACTTTGTTACATGACTAGTCAAGAGTTTATTCAGTGGCTAAGAGGATTCACTGAGGGAGTTCACGAATACAACGTGACTCCCAAACAGTGGGACTTATTAAAAGAAAGATTAGAAGAAGTAAATGATGACGAGTTTGAAGAAACACCAGGCATGTTTCAAGATCACACTCTTCAATCTTATCCTCCATATTGGAGCCCAGATAGTCCATTTCGTGTTACTTCTCTTACTGGTAGTGGAACAGCAAGTAGTGGATGGGTAGTAACAACTACTCCAAATACTCAAGGGTATATTACAACGTATAATCCAACAACATTTACAACAACGGGTTATCCGAGTGGAAGTAATGTAACTTATACAACAGGAGGTCCAAACGGAACTACTGTAACTTGCACAGTATCTACGGGTAGCAGTGCTTGGGCTGAAACGGCAATTTTCACAACTAATGGAAGACCTACTTGGTATTCAATAAATAAAATAGAAAATGACAGCAGAGAAAAATAATGATCAAATGACAATATGTCCAAAGTGTAAGTGCGATGGATGTTATGTGTCACCTTTAAATGAAACTAAAAATAACTACTTCTGTTGGGGTTGTGGTTTTCAAACCAACGACTTAATGAAAGAAGGAGAATTTGATTTAGTTGCTTACGAAGAAACTTTACCGGAACTTTATAAGGATATTAAGTATACAGACGAAGAAGGTAGAGTATGGTATCCTATTAGTATTAACATACCTGATAAGGGTACAGTATTCTTAAATGGTAAGAGTGTAGATAAAGTAGAGTGGTCTGTTATTAAAGTAGTAGAGCTTACTGAAGAAGAAAAGAAACAACCTAAATACAAAGGTCTAACTTATAAATCAGATGCTAAGTCTTTGAAGAACTTTGGTAACGACTTTATAGAAGCAATGGATTATTTAGGAATGTTTAATCAATAAGAATGACAACAATTAGTTATGCAGTTACAGCTTGGAATGAAGCTGTTGAGTTAGATCGGTTATTAAGCCAACTATCTGAACATGCTCGTCCTGAGGATGAAATAGTAGTGTTACTAGACTTTACAGCTACTAGAGAAGTAGTTGACGTAGTTGGTAAGTATGAGATACAAAAGCACATGAGTCGTTTAAATAACGACTTTGCTAGCTTTAAAAATTATCTTAAAAGTCTTTGTACCAAAGATTATATTTTCTTTATAGATGCAGATGAATACTTAACTGATATTTTAATGCTAAACTTACCTGAAGTATTACAACTTAATCCTACAGTTGACATCTATGCTGTTCCTAGAATCAATACTGTTGAAGGTTTAACCGAAGAACATATTAAGAAATGGGGATGGAGAGTGGATGAAAATGAATGGATCAACTATCCAGACTTCCAAACTAGAATTTGTAAAAATAGAAAAGATATTAACTGGGTTGGTAAGGTACATGAGAGATTAACTACAAATGAAGCTTGTATGGTATCAATGTTACCTGAAGGGTTTGAATTATATCATCCCAAAGACATTGCGAGACAAGAAAAACAAAACGATTACTACAATACATTATAATGAAAAAGGTTGCATTAATAACAGGAATTAACGGGCAGGATGGATCTTACCTAGCTGAATACTTACTTGAGTTGGGATACGAGGTTCACGGCATTCTAAAACGTAATTCCGTAGCAGAAAATCAGACAGCAAGGTTAGATAGTATTTTTAGTTTATTGCATTTACATTATGCAGACATGACTGACATATCTTCTTTGTATAGAGTAATCAATAAAGTGCAGCCTCATGAGATCTACAACTTAGCTGCACAATCACACGTTCGAATATCTTTTGACCAACCTCTTTATACAGCCAATGCTACAGGATTAAGTGTACTTAATTTATTAGAAGCAGTAAGAGAAATTAATCCTAAGATAAAAATCTATCAAGCATCTTCATCTGAAATGTTTGGTAACTCAGTAGATCCAGATGGATTCCAAAGAGAGACCACACCAATGCATCCAGTATCTCCTTATGGATGTGCTAAAGTATATGCATACAACATTTCAGTAAACTATAGAAACTCTTACGATATGTTTATCTCTAATGGTATTTTGTTTAATCACGAATCACCGAGGAGAGGTACAAACTTTGTAACAAATAAAGTATGTAAGGAAGCAGCTAAGATTATAAACAACGTATCAGAAGGTTTAGTGTTAGGTAATCTGAGTGCTTCAAGAGATTGGGGCCATGCTAAAGATTATGTTAAGGCAATGCACATGATGTTACAGTTAGATAAGCCTGACGACTACGTTTGTGCTACAGGAATATCTCACACAGTAAAAGAATTATGTGAATATGCTTTCAACGAAGTCGGTTTAGATTATAGACAATGGGTTGATGTAAGTGAGAAGTTTTTAAGACCCGAAGAGCTTGAGTTCTTAAAAGGAGACTGCTCTAAGTTAAAAGCAGCCACAGGATGGGAACCAGAGTATACATTTGAAAGTATGATTACCGAAATGGTTGAGTACTGGAATAAAATCTATAAGATATGAAAATAGTAGTAACAGGTGGTTCGGGATTAGTAGGCAAGTACCTACAACAGTTCACAGATGGAGTTTTTTTAAATTCTTCTCAGTATGATTTGACAAAAGAGAGAGAAGTATCTCAAATGTTCATGGATCATCAACCAGATGTAGTTATTCATTTAGCAGCTAAGGTAGGTGGTATTATGGATAATATTACTTATCCTTTTGAATACTACGAAGATAATCTTTTAATGAATACTTACATGGTTAAGTATGCGAGAATGTACAATGTACAAAAGTTTGTAGGCGTACTATCTTCTTGCATCTTTCCAGATGTAGTTGATCATTATCCAATGGTAGAAGAGGATATGCACAAAGACTTACCTAACATAAACAACTATGGGTATGGGTATGCTAAAAGAGTGTTAGGTGTTCATATTGATATAGCTAAAAAGCAAGGACTTAATTACTCCTATGTAACTCCTTCTAACTTATACGGAGAGTTTGAACATGGAGATGTAAGTAGAAAACACTTCGTAGGTGCTTTACTTGAAAAGATTCATACAGCTAAGCAAAATGGTCATGACCACATTACTTTATTTGGCGATGGTACTCCACTGAGACAGTTTACTTTTGCTCGGGATATTGCTGAGATCTTAAATATGATAGTTAAGTATGACATAAAAGAAAACTTAAATCTAAGTACAGATGCTAACTTAACTATAGATCAAATGGCTAGGATGGCTTTGGAAGCAACTGATTCTCAACATCTTAGAATAGAATACGATACTACTAAACCAAATGGTCAGTACAGAAAAGATATAGACATAGCTAAATTTAAAAATATATTTCCTAATTACGAATTTACTTCGTATATTGATGGTATAAGAAAAGTTTATAATACAATAAAATAACAAAATGGATAGTAAAAAGCAAATCATTTTAGACGCAGTAGTAGACTACGTTAAAGAAAAGAGAGCGAGTAAAACCTGGACAGCAGGTAAAGATTGGGTTCAGTATTCAGGACCTTGGTTTAATGAAGATGAATTTACAGCAGGAGTAAGTACCTTACTTGATGAGTGGTTTATCTTAGGAGCTAAGGGTAGAGAGTTTGAACAAAAGTTCGCACCACTATTAGGCAAGAAAGATGGTATCGTAGTTAACTCAGGTAGCTCAGCTAACTTGTTAATGGTAGCATTATTGAAGACTAAAAGAGGTGGAGCATTACCAGAAGGTTCTAAGTTTATTACTCCAGTAGTATGTTTTCCAACTACAATCAATCCTTTATTACAAAATGGATACAAACCAGTATTTGTTGATGTAACTCTACCAAACTTAAACTTAGACTTAGATCAAGTAGAAAAGTTATTAGTAGAAGATACTAACAGAGAAATTAAAGGTTTGATCTTTGCTCACGTATTAGGAAATCCTCCTGATATGGATAGAGTAATGGATTTAGTAAAGAAGTATGATTTAATTTACTTAGAGGATACTTGTGATGCTTTAGGATCAACTTGGGATGGTGTGCCATTAGGAACTTTTGGTGATATCTCTACTTGTTCTTTCTTCCCAGCTCACCACATGACAATGGGTGAAGGTGGATTCGTAGCAGTTAATTCAGCTAAGAAGAGAATGGCATTAGCTTCATTAAGAGATTGGGGTCGTGCTTGTTATTGTAACTCAGCTAAGCCTGGTAACGTAACAGAAGGTACAGCTTGTGGATGTAGATTTGATTCTTGGTTTAAAGGTCAAGAAGATATTATCTTCGATCACAGATATGTGTTTGATGAGATTGGTTACAACTTGAAGCCAACAGAGATGCAAGCAGCTATGGGTCTTGCTCAGTTAGATAAGTTAGATGAGATGCATGCTAGAAGAAAGCATAACTTTAAAAGATTATATGACATCTTTAGTCAGTATCCTGATTACTTCTACTTACCTACTACAAATACAAAAGCCGATGTGTCTTGGTTTGGTTACTTAGTAACTTTAAAAGATGGTTTACATTTTACCAAAGCTCAGTTTGTAGATGCTATGGAAGCAGCTAAGATTCAAACTAGATCTTACTTTACAGGTAATGCATTATTCCATCCAGCTTATGAAGAGTTAGCTAAGGAGTATACTGATCCAAGAAACCAATTCCCTATAGCAACTAAGACTACATTAGATACATTCTTCTTAGGAGTATATCCAGGAATTACAGATGAGCAAATGGATTACATTGCAGATAAAGTTCACGACTTTTTAAAGAATATCTAGTGAGTTACATAACATTTAATAACTTAGGTGCATCAGCAGACTTAGGTTCTCAAATACAACAGTATGCTTCTATGTATGCTATTGCAAAAGAAACTGGCAAAGAAATAGTATTCCCCGAATCCCAATTAAAAACGGGATGGGGAATAAAATTTCAGAATTTACTAGAGGTTCCTTTTAGAGTAGAACCTGATAGTTTCTTTGCAGACTTTAAACCTTTACATCCAACAGATGGCTTGTTAGCAGACCCTGCGGTATTTAAGTTAGACCCTAATACTAATTACATAGTTACTAATTTATTTCACTTATATCATTATTGGTATCCTAAGTATGCTGAAGAGGTTTATGACTGGAATTGGAATCCTGACTATCTCTCACAAGCTGCTGAGAAGTTTCTTACCTTGAAGCAAGCTGACAAAGAGATGGTAGCACTTCACGTTAGACGTGGAGATTACTTAAAGCACGACCACTTCTGTAAACTTGATACTGATTATTATGGAGCTGCTTTAGAACCATATCTTCAGGATATAGAAAAGTATCACTTTTTAATATTTTCTAATGATATTGAATGGTGTAAAGAAAATTTGATAGAGGGTGATATGGTTACCTTTGTTGAGCAAGGAATAGATTACGTAGACTTAATAACAATGAGTATATGTGATCATTTTATAATAGCTAACAGCTCTTTTAGTTGGTGGGCTGCTTACAGAAGCTACAAAAGAAAGAGTAAACCAGGTAAGGTAACTTGCCCTACAAATTATATTAGAAACTATAGTCCATTTAAATTCATGAATGGAAACTATTATCCACCAACCTGGAAAAATATAGATAACAATGACAGATAAAAAATATTAGAATGGATGTAGATAAAAGCCTATTCTCATATATTTATTAATAAAGAATTATGAGAAGATTACCAAGAATACTTATCCTTTGTCAATCTTGTGACATTCAATTTGAAGTAATAAAGTCTAGAGCAAATAGTGCTAAGTATTGTAGTCGTAAATGCTATGAGCTTGCTTCTGTAGGAAGAAAAGCTTGGAACAGTGGTATTGAAATGCATTCGGAGGATGAAAAAAAGAAAAGATCTGAAAGAATGCTAGGAAAAAACAATCCAATGTATGGTAAGAAACATACAGAAGAAGCGGTTAATAAAATGAAAGGAGAAAGGCCTGATTTTATTCCGTGGAATGCTGGAAAAAAATTTCCAGGTATGTGTGTACAGCAGAATCGAAGTGGTGAGAATAATGCTTATGTTAAGCATGTACTAGAAGAAGAAAGTATTTCTTATGAAGATTATTTAGGACGTATTGATGATAAAGAGCTTTATTATAGATTGGTTGATAGTATTACTAAAAAACAACCAATACATTTGCTAGAGCATTATGATAAAAGAGGTAAAAAATCGTATCACTTGGACCATATTTATCCGATTAGTAAAGGCTTTAAAAATAAAATACCACCAGAAATAATAGGGGATCTTTCTAATCTTAGATTTATACCCTGGTTAGATAATATACAAAAAGCAGATAAATTAATATGAAAGTTGCATTCTTAACTGAAACAAACTATACTGGCAAATGGCCAGTGAATTTTCCAAATGCTCGAACTGAAGTCGCTTGGCAGATAGCACTTAATGCAGACCATTTTCCTATCACACATCATAAAACTGTTACTGGGTATGATCATGTATTTATTATCTTTCCAAAAGGACAGTTAAACTTAAATACAGTTGGAGCTAAGGTAACTAATATACCTAATCCATACTCTCAATTACTTGCTAGCGATTGGCTTAAGAAGATAAAGGACGAAAATAAGAAGGTACACTTTGTGCAGGAAGGTCCACATTGGATCTTTACTGATTTAGAAATCGAAGATCAGATTCATTTTTATAATATGATGGCTGATTGTGATTCTATCTTTGCACATAATGAACAGGACACTTACTACTACAAAGGATTATTTCCAAACAAGCCTGTTAATGTAATGCGTACTTTAATGATCGAAGATTCGATTAAAGATATAGTACCTACAAAAGAAGATAAGGTAATTATTGGAGGTAACTTTGCTAGATGGTATGGAGGATTCGAAAGTTATATGATAGCGCACAACTTTGATTTACCTATCTGGGGTCAAACTTCTCATGCTATGAGAGATGGTGAAGATCAATTGATACAACACTTACCTAGAGTAATGTGGACTGATTGGATTAAGCAGTTAAGCAGCTTTAAATTAGCTGTACACCTAATGCCTACTGTAGCAGCTGGTACCTTTGCACTTAATTGTGCTTATTTAGGAATACCTTGTATTGGTAATGCAGCAGTAGATACACAACGTGTATGTCACCAATTATTATCTGTAGATGTAGGTGATCTTGAATCAGCTAGATTTATGGCATTAGATTTAAAGAATAATAAAGAGTTCTACGAACAATGTAGTAATCAAGCAAAAGATTTATATAACCGTTTCTACTCGTTGGAAGTATGGAAAACAAATATGAATAATATATTAAACAATTTAAAATGAGTTTAGATTTAAGAGGACATGCTTTATGTAATGCTTTTCACTCACCAATTTTAAGTTTCTTAGAAAACAACCCTGGAGATTATTTAGAGATAGGGTTATACTATGGTCACTTTTTTACTCAAGTAGCTAATACTTTTCCAAATAAAAATATAATTGGAATTGATCCATTTATTTCAGATGGTTATACTAGAGATGCTCAAGGTACCATAATGACTGACATAGAAGAAATTGCTAGACATAACGTTAGTCAAGTAACTAATGCAACTTTGTATAAAACTACAACAGAAGATTTCTTAAAAAGAGAGGACGCTTTTGGATTAGTAAAGAACGTCAGTTGTATCTTAGTAGATGGATCGCACCACTACGATGATATTATGTTTGATTTAAACTTAGTATTAGGAATTGAAAACGATTACGATAAGTTTGTAATATTTGATGACTTACAAATTCCAGCAGTAGCAGGTAGTATAGCAGAATTAAAAAATAGACTTTCGAATAGAATTAAAAATACTTACAGTGGGCCTTTTTGTGAAGGTATTTACTTTAAATAAAAAAATATGAAAACAGCATTAGTATTAGGAGCCGGTGGCTTCATAGGTTCACACTTAGTGAAAAGATTAAAAGAAGAAGGATTTTGGGTTCGTGGAGTAGATTTAAAACGTCCAGAACATTGGGAAACAGCAGCAGATGATTTTCTACTTTATGATTTACGCGATCCGAAAAATGTAGAAGCAGTAATGAGATTGGAAGGTTATTTAGGTCAGCCTTTACCTTGCAAGTACTTACCTTATCCTTTTTCAGAAACATTAGCGTTTGATGAAGTTTATCAGTTAGCAGCTGATATGGGTGGTGCAGGTTATATCTTTACAGGTAACAACGATGCTAATGTAATGCATAACTCAGCTTTAATTAATTTAAACGTAGCCCACGAAGCTGCTTTAAAGAAAGTAAAGAAAGTATTTTATAGTTCATCAGCTTGTGCATATCCAGAACACAATCAACTAGATCCTAATAACCCAAACTGCGAAGAAGCTTCAGCTTATCCAGCTAACCCGGATTCTGAATATGGTTGGGAGAAATTATTCAGCGAAAGATTATTCTTAGCTTTTAATCGTAACTATGACTTGGATGTTCGTGTAGCTAGATATCATAATGTATTTGGTCCTTATGGAACTTATAAAGGTGGTAAAGAGAAAGCACCGGCAGCCATGTGTAGAAAAGCAGCAGAAGGTTTAGATGAGATTGAAGTATGGGGAGATGGTCAACAAACACGTTCTTTCTTATACATTGACGATTGTATTAATGCTACCTTAGCTTTTATGAGACAGGATAGTTTCTTAGGACCTGTTAATATTGGTTCCGAAGAAATGGTTACTATTAACGAGTTAGCTCAATTAGCAATCAATGTCTCAGGTAAGGATATTAAAATTACAAACCTTGATGGAGATGACTTTGTAGCTAAGTATGGCTATAAATGTCCTACAGGAGTAAGAGGTAGAAATTCAGATAATAAACTTTATAAAGAGAAGGTAGGAGTTGAATTCGATCGTCCTTTAAAGGAAGGTGTTGAATTAACTTTTAACTGGATCAACCAACAAGTAAATGGCTAAGATATTTGTAACAGGAGGTAGTGGACATTTAGGTAAAGTGCTAGTAGAGTACTTACAAAAGGATCACGAAGTGCTTGCACCTAATAGTACTATCTGTAACATTGTGCATGCTTTTCAGCTAAGGAAAACTGTCGATAAATTTCAACCCGATATAGTTATTCACTTAGCTGCCTTTGTAGATACTTTCGGATGTGAAGAAGATGTAGAGAAGGCTTTGGATATAAATGTTCTTGGAACTTTAAATTTAGTTGAGGTTTGTTTAGGTTTAGATTGTAAATTTGTGTATGTTTCCTCTGAGTATGTATTTGGAGGTGATAAAGGCAACTATACAGTTGAAGATAGATTAGATCCGATTAATGTGTATGGTAAAACAAAAGCAGCAGCTGAGTACATAGTTTCTGTTTTACCTAACCATCAGATCATTAGAGCACCTTTTATCAAGCAAACCTACTCAGAAGTGTTTGAAGATCAGTATTGCTCTAGACATTTCTTAGATGAAGTTTGTGAAAAGATAGCTCGTAACATTCTTGTTAATGAAGACAACATTGTACACATTGCTACAGAGAGAGCTTCTTTATATGAGATCTATCAAAAAAGAGGAATAAATGCTAAGCCAATTACAGTAGATAAAAAATATTATGGTGTGATACCATTTGATACAAGTTTAATAGATAATAGTTTATGAAAAAAACAGCCTGTGTAGTTTTTTGTACAGACGAGCGTTACGCTGAGTTAATGACAAATGTAAGAAGTAGCTTCTTGAAGTTCAATGGAGATGAATGTGACTTCTATCAAATAGATCAAACCAATCAAAAAGAGTATAACGATTCCTTACAGTACTTTGAGTTTGCACCAGAGACTTTCCTAATGCAGTACATTTATGCTTTTGAGATAATGAAGAAGCATAATTACCAAAAAGTAATAATCTTAGGAACAGATACTATTGTATGTGGTAGATTGGATGAATTCTTAGATAATGACACTACTCCAGTATTAGCTACCTTAAATTATTACATACACGAAGATACAGAGTACTGGTCTTCCCCAACTATTGAAGTAACACTTCCAGATGGTAGAAAGGAAATAGATCATATGAATATTAATGCAGATGTAGTTTGTTTTAATAATGCAGATGCTTTACAAAAGGTAATTGAATTGAGTATTGAAAACTATACACACTTTTCAATCCAGGGAGGATTAAACCAACTAGCTTGGTCAGATAAATCTTTTGAAGTAAAAGTTGTAGATTCTCCTTATCCTTTGAGTAAGTTTTCGTATAACGTAAGATCCAAAGGAGTGCCAAGAGCAGAGATGATTAGTAAAGGTAAGATTATTAACTGCTGGCCTAGAAACATACATGGTTTTCCTTATGAGTGGTTAGCAGAAAGAAATCTATTAGATGGGCAACCTTCTCCTATTCATAGTTGGTATACTAAAGACGGTAAGTTATTCACTCACGAAGATAAACAAATTAAGTGCTTTCACTTTGTAGAAGGTATGGGAGCTAAGACTCCAGATAAGTTTGCTGAGATGATTGACGACTTTAAAACAACTTGGTTTAACGAAGACACTAAAAAGTTTTTCAGAGAAGAGTGTAACTGTACACAATTCTTCAATAAATAAGATATGAAGCAAAACAACTTTATAATAATAGTTCCTTCGTACAATAACGAAGATTGGATTGAATACAACTTAGCTAGTATACTAAATCAAACTTATACTAACTACCAAGTTCTATACATAGACGATAATTCAACAGATGAAACCTATAGTCAAGTTTGTACTATTGTAGGAGACTTACCTAACTGGAAAGTAATTAGAAATGAAACTAACCAAGGAGCTGCCTACAATTACATAGAGTACGTTAGGCATATTTTTCCTGATGATGAAGACATCTTAATTCACTTAGATGGAGATGACTGGTTCTACGATGAGAATGTACTTCAGAAGTTAAACGATTTCTATAATGAGAAGGATTGTTGGATGACTTATGGTGGATTTGTATGCTGGGATGGTGAAGGTAATACAGCCTTACCTTTTCCACAATCAACTCCTTATCCTAAATTTATACACGATCATAAGTTTTATAGAAGAGATCAGTGGAGAGCTTCTCACCTAAGAACTTTTAGATATTCTTTATGGAAACAAATTGACAGAGAAGATCTGAAGTCTAATATAGATGATAAGTACTACTGGCATGCTTCAGATTTAGCTTGGCAGTACCCAGCTTTAGAGATGTGCGGTGAAGAAAAGATAGGAGTTGTAGACTTCTACACTTGCGTATACAATCAATCAAAGTCTAATGCAGTTAGAACTAGAGAGCGAGAAAGCCAAGATAACACGAAATATGAGGTTGAAATTAGAAATAGGAAAGTATACACCAAAGGATTAAATGGAACGAAATTACCGCAAGTAAACTTGTTTCCTATCGATTATTATGCTGAGCTCTATGACATACCTACAAAGTTTACATATTGCTACGAACAACCTTCTGGAGAATTTGATATGACAGTAATAGTTGACTCTGGAATTAAGAACTACTTGGAGGGTAGGTATAACATACAAACAGACAAGCCGGTAGTTGCTAGACTGTTAGAGCATAAAGGTTATTTTAAGAATGAGTATTATGATTTAATTCTCAAGAACTATGATAAGTTTGATACAGTATTGACCTTTGATAAAGATCTACTTGAGAAAATTCCTAATGCTAAGTTTACTCCTCCTTTATTTGTAACTCATTTCAACTGCTTACCAAACTCAGTAGGGTATCAACCATGTAAGTCTGATTCAATAGAAACATATGAATTACCTAGTGACGTATTCCAAATATACAAGAAGAGTAAGTTAGTTTCAGCAATAGCTTCAAACAAAGCTTTCTTACCTGGTCACGTGAAGAGATTAGAATTTATAAAGTCTATTAAAGACAAAGTAGATTTATATGGACGTGGAATGGGAAAAGAACTAGCCAGTAAGTTAGACGGTCTTAGAGATTATATGTTCAGTGTAGCAATTGAAAACGTAGAGAATGATGATTACTACTTTACTGAGAAGATAACAGAATGTTTCTTAACTGGAACTATTCCAATCTATCATGGATGTTTGAACATAAATAAATTTTTTGATACGAGAGGAATTTTGTATTTTAATAATCAGGAAGAGTTAGATCAAATTATGAATAGCTTATCACCTGAAAAGTATGAGTCTATGTTGGAGTATGCTAAGATTAACTTCGAAGCTTGCTTTAAGTGGCCTTTAAACAATGATATGCTATATGATATGTATTATAAAAATATAATTGAAAAACAAAAATAAAATGACAAAAGTAGTTTATGTAACAGGTTGTCTAGGATTTATAGGATCGCATGTTACAAGAGAGTGTTTAAACAAAGGTTGGTATGTAATGGGTGTTGATAAATGTACCTACGCTGCTAACTTAGATGTATTACGAGAGTTTCATGAATATGATAATTTTGAATTCGAGAATGAAGATATTAACGATTTGAAGTTTTTATACGAATGTGATTATATTATTAACACAGCAGCTGAAACTCACGTAGGTAACTCAATAGCTAATAGCGATGAGTTTGTACATTCAAATGTAAATGGTGTACATCACTTATTAGAACTAATTAAGAACTATAGACAAGAGTCTGCAAAGAAACCTATCTTCTTACATTTTAGTACTGATGAAGTATATGGGGATATTGACGAAGGCGCTCACACAGAAACAGACTTACTTAAACCATCCAATCCTTATTCAGCTACTAAGGCAGCAGCAGATATGTTAGTGCTTGCTTGGGCTAGAACTTATAACCTACCTTACATTATTGTAAGACCTACAAACAATTATGGTGCAGGTCAATACGTAGAGAAGTTAATTCCAAAGGCTTGTAAGTTCTTAAAGTTAGGAAAGAAGATACCTTTGCATAATGATGGTACTCCTATTAGAAACTGGTTACATGCTAGTGATACAGCTAAAGCTATCACTACTATTATTGAAGCTGAAGTAGAAAATGAAATCTATAACATAGCTGGTGGATATGAACAATCAAACTTAGATACAGTTAAGAAAGTAATTAAAGAGTATATTGATAAGGATATGGCAGACGATAATGTTAAGCTATTCTTAGACTTATCTTATTCAAGAAAAGGTCAGGATGTTAGATATGCTTTAGATGATTCTAAATTAAGAGAGTTAGGTTGGACACCTCAAGTAAAATTTGATACGGAAATACCATACATAGTACACTATTATAAAAATAAATTTATCTGGTAATGAGCTTAAAAAAACGAATAGCAGAAATTGCTTACAAGAACAAACTAGGACACTTAGGAAGTTATTTCTCTAGTGTAGGTATTATAGATGAAATCTATTCTCAGATGGATACAAAAGATATTTTCATCTTATCTTCAGGACATGCTGCATTAGCTTTGTATGCTGTATTAGAAAAGTATAAAGGAATAGATGCAGAGATGTTATTTAAAAAGCATGGCGGACATCCTCACAGAGATGAAGAGAATGGAATCTATTGTTCTACAGGATCTTTAGGACTAGGTTTAACAATAGCTTTAGGTAGAGCAGTGGCTAATCCTAAAAGAAAGGTTTGGGTATTGATTAGTGATGGTGAAGCTGCTGAAGGAAGTATCTGGGAAGCGTTAAAAACTATACACGAGTGTGGTATTAAAAACATAGAAGTATTTGTTAATGTAAACGGCTATGCAGCTTATAAAGAAGTAGATTCCGATTACTTAACAAAAAGATTAGAAGCTTTCTTACCAACTAACCAACTTCATATTAGAACTACAAGCGTAGAGCAGTATACTTTCTTGAAAGGTTTAAATGCACACTACCATGTAATGAATGAAGATAATTACAATCACGTTTTAAACTCACAAAATGACTAGAAGAATATTTGCACAGTTACTTTTAAACGAGATGGAAGTTAATAAAGACATCTATCTTATTACAGGAGACTTAGGATACGGACTATGGGATGAAATTAGAGATACTTATCCTGATAGATTCTTTAATGTAGGATCTTCTGAGATGGCTATGATGGGAATGGGAATTGGATTAGCTATGGAAGGAAAGATTCCGTATGTTTATTCTATCACACCATTTGCTATCTACAGACCTTTTGAGATGATTAGGAACTATTTAGATCACGAAAAGATTCCAGTAAATATTATTGGTGGTGGTAGAGATCAAGATTATGGTTACTTAGGTTTTTCACATTGGTCTGAAGATGATAAGAGAATTATGAGTAGCTTTGATAATGTAGAAACTTACCATCCAGAGACTAAAGAAGAATTAACAAGTATTTTTAAATATAGTACAACAAGAGCAAAAGCAACTTACATAAACTTAAAGAGATAATGAGAGTATTAATTACAGGAGCTAACGGATACATAGGAAAGTCCTTACACGATGCTTTAAAAGATGAGCATGAAGTGAGCGCCATTAATAGAAGTGTAGTAGATCTATGCGACTCGAGAGCTGTTAGAGATTATTTTAGTCAAGCAGATTTCTTTGATGTGGTTATACATTGTGCAGTAGCAGGAGGAAGTAGATTGACAAAGGATGATTGGAACGTGTTAGATAAGAATCTTACTATGTACTATAACTTACTTGCAAATAAACATTGCTTTACTAGATTACTTCATTTCGGTTCAGGAGCTGAAACTTATATGCCAAGTGAACCTTATGGCTACAGTAAGAAAGTTATTGCTAAGTCTATTTTAAACCAAGATAATTTTTATAATATTAAAATCTTTGGAGTATTTGATGAGAATGAATTAGATACTAGATTCATTAAAGCTAACATTAAAAGATACATAAATAAAGAACCAATACAAATACACGAGGTTAAATTTATGGACTTCTTCTACATGCAGGACTTAGTTAAAGTTGTAGAATATTACATTAACGAAGAGAATCCACCTAAGGAGTTTGATTGTGTTTATCACGAATCTTTTTATTCCCTATTTGGGTTAGCTACGCTTATAACTAATCTAGGTGATTATAAAGCCGATGTAGTAAATGGAGAAAGAATTGGAGAGGATTACGTATCAAAATACCGTACCAAGTTACCAATTGAATTTATCGGATTAGAAGAGGGAGTAAAAATAACATATAATAAAATAAAGAATGCAACAAATTAGTTTTTTGGTAAACACGTCGGTTAATACACTCGACCATGTGAAGTTACTTTTAAAGTCTTTGAAAGAAAACTTAGCAGGTAAAGAGCATGAGATCTTAATCTTTGTAGATTCAGATAATGAAGGTACAGTTGATTATTTAAGAGAACAAAAGAAAGACTTTTTCGATCTTAAAATTATAACTCACAAAGTAAATCCTTGCATAGGATACTCTCGTAATAATAATTTATTAGTAGAATTAGCTAAGCATGAGGTTGTAAGCTATTTGCAAAGTGATATGGTTATTAGTAAGGACTACGATATGCATGTGTTAGAAGCTTTAGAAGATAATTGTATATTGAGTGCTACAAGAATAGAACCACCTTTACATGGAACATCTGAGCAAACTATTACAGAAGACTTTGGAACAGATCCAAATGAATTTAAATGGGATGAGTTCTTAGCATTCTCAGCAAAAGAAAGGAAAGACAAAACCACTGAGTTCTTCTTTGCACCTTTCACATTCTACAAAAAGGTTTGGATGGATGTAGGTGGCTACGATACTTTGTACAGAAGATCAAGAGAAGATTCTGATCTACTTCAGAGATTTGTTCAGAAAGGAGTTAAGATTAAACAAACCTTTAATGCAAACGTTTACCATTTTAGTTGTGTAACTTCACGAGGTAAGAACTGGTTTGATAAAAGTAATGAAGAAGCTCAAAAGAGAACTGAGATTCAAAGTCATGCAGATCATATTGAACTTAGAAGGTTTACTAGAAAGTGGGGTAGGTTTAATCACGGAGAACAGAAGTTGATCAGATACGATATGGATATGGTTTGGGTTGGTGGAACACCTCAAGACTTCTTCCAAATAGAAATGTTCTTTCCAAGAGTATGGTTACCTAATCAACAAATAAAAGAACAAATAGTAGAAGCCTACAAGTTAGAACATACTCCAGCTAACGATTTACTAAAGTTTTCAGATGAGGATTGGGCTAAGGCTAAGCAATATTATAACCAAGTAGATTATGATAAGGTATTCCAAGTAGGTGAACCTCAAGACTATAACATTAAAGTTACAGTTGATATGAATAGAGATGATAAAGGTAATTTATTAAAGGATGCTAACTTCTTTACACAAAATATAGCATTTTTATCTGATATGTTTGAGCAAGAGGAACCTGGAACCTACGATGTAGGTTGTGCTACTGTAGAGATTAAGAATAAGGTTAATTTAGCCGAAACTAATATTATCGTAACTAATCCTCCTTTTGATCATTCCTTGCTAACCATAGAATAAACTATTTATTTGTATGGGAAGACTAGCAGATTTACTATTAGAAGAGAAGATTGAAATTGATAGCAAGTTTAAAAAGCAACTTGAAAGAGCTACTAAGTACTTGAGTAGGAAGGGTAAAGTATTAATTTTAACAACTTCCAACAGAGGAGATTTATCTTCAAAAGATGGTAAAGATTCTCCCAAGTCTACTCGTATTGCAGAAGTTATGCAAAGAACTATAGGTGGAGATAAGTGTACTTTAGTAGACGTATCTAAGCTAAAGATCTATAACTGTGAAGGAAATGTGTCTAGTAAGGATGGAAATAATTGTGGAGTTAGAGAAGCAGCCTTGAAAGATAAAGAAAAGAATCCTACAGGAAACATAAGATGCTGGGCTTCCTACAATAATCCAGATGATGAACTTTGGAGAGTTGCTAATCCTTTACTTGAATGCAATGTAGTAGTGTTTATGGGTTCTATTAGATGGGGACAAGCAAATGCTATATATCAAAGACTAATTGAAAGATTGGATTGGATTGAAAATAGACATAGTACTTTAGGCGAAAGAAATGTAGTAAAAGGAATTGAATCTGGATTTATCTTTTTGGGGCATAATTGGCGAGTTGAAGATGTAATTAAAGTACAAAAACAAGTTCATGAATTTTATGGTTTCAAACCTGTAGATAAATTATACTTTGGGCATCAGTTTACTGAAAACGCTTTAGATGAATCAAAGGACGGTTATAAAGAAGATGCACACTCTGTAGACAATATAATTGATATTAGAAACTTATTAAGATAACGTATTTTAACTATTTATTTGTATGATAGGTATCTATAAAATAACATCTCCAACTGGTAGAATTTATATAGGACAAAGTAGGGATATCCTAAACAGAAAGAGTAGTTATAAAAATTTAAGTTGTAAAAAACAGCCTAAAATATATCAATCTTTAATTAAGCACGGATGGGAAAGTCATTTATTTGAAGTAATTCACGAACTGCCTAAAGAAGTTACTCAGGAAACTTTAAATACTTATGAGATTTTATACTGGGATCAGTATTTGGCTTGTGGATTTAAGATGATGAATATAAGAAAACCAGGTAGCAACGGAAAGTTCTCAAAAGAGTCAGTAACAAAGAGAGAAAGTTCTAGGCAATTCAACGGTAAAGCAAAAAGATCTGAAGAAACTAGGTTGAAAATAGGTGCAGCAAATAAGGGCAAGAAAAAGCCTACACGAAGTTTAGAACATAGAAAAAATCTAAGTAGAGCAAACAAAGGAAAAGTAGGAGTAAAACAAAGTGAAGAAATTAAAGAGAAAAGAAAGCAAACTCGAGAAGGTCGAAATTCATGTATGAAAAAAATATTACATATTGCATCTAATACAGTGTACAGCTCCAGAAAAGAAGCTGCTATAGCTTTTAATTGGACAGCAGAAAATATTAATTACTATATTAAAAAGGGCACTTTTAAGTACCTTTAAATTATTTTACTATGATTACTTTAACGGATAATCAGTTTCATAAGAGTAGAACTTGGGATAAGGCTTTAGAATATGATGTTCCTGTTCCTATCCAACATCCAGGATGGGTAGATCTTTTTGATCAGAATGGATACAGACTTACAAAGCTAGAATCTTATTATGCAGGTGCTAATAATCATTCCTTTATTACTCACGGACATGAAGTTTGTCTAAGACAAGATTGGTTTACAGACGATAAGCCACTAACAAAAGCACATCTGAATCATGCTTTCCTATTTGAAAGAAAAGGATATGATGGTGCAGCTTTAGAACAACTAAAAGAATTTGCTAAGGAGAATAACCTAGTTAATAAACTAATAAGCTACAGAGGTAAGTGGGGTATTGACTTTAGTATGGACTATGTAGATTCGATGGGAAATGCTATAGAGATTTTACATTTTGAATACGACTCCTATGATATAAAAGAAATTCAAGAAGTGAAAGCAAGAGCAGAAAGTATTGTAAAAGGTACAGACTGGGAAGCAGCAGCAAGATATATGATGATACGCAAGTATGAATGGATTGATTTGGAATTTTTCGCTCAATCTAGATACAAAACAGACTTTTTTGGGTTACCAGCCGAAAGATTCAAAATGAATGCTTGGCAATAACAAACTATTTATTACTATGAAAAACAACTTAAACGAAGCACTTCCTGCGCTCATCCCGGAATTTCCTATAGATATTGACGGACACCACCTTACTTTGAGATTTGATGTGAACATCAACAAGACTAAAAAAGGTGTAAAATTACAGTTTGTATTACCAGACGTACCTCAAGATCCACGTAAGGCTCAGCAAATGACTAATGAACTTGGTACAAAGCTTCAACAAAAGTTTGCAGAATCAGGATTACAAATTATCCAGGATTTAGAAAATCCATACAAAAACGTTATTGGATTCTTAATACCATTACCATCTTTAGCTACTTTCATTATTGAACATGTATTAAAGCAAGAAGCACCTGAAACAGGTGAGGAGCAAGGAGAGGAGCAAGCACCAGAGCAACTACCACCAGCAGAGCAATCAGCAGAAGAGGTTAGAGAGATTATTATGAAGAGAGCTGGCTTGAGATAAAATTAAAATTAGTTATGGCAAAACGTACAATACCAAAAGCTATGTTCGATTACTTAGAGAACATTCAGGCTTCAGACCTCTTAGATAATGAGGCACTTCTTCATCTTATTAAAGTTGAAACTCCATTAGCAATTGAAGAAGCTTTCAAAGGAAAGAAAACTTTTGCTACCATATTCGAAATCAATGGGTTAGGTCTATATGTAGACATACCTAAACAATATTGGATACCTGCTTTGGAACAATGTATAGCTTTTAAGCTAGAGGAAGAAAAATTTGAGGAGTGTATTCCTATTAAAAATCTTATTGATCAAATAAGAAAACCAATTTCTAAAACATCTAAAGCCAAAAAGAATGGAGCAGGGATTAACGGAGATACAAGCGGCAATTAATCAGATACTAAATGTTAAGAGTTTAATTAGAAGAAAGAAAAAGACTCAGGAAACTAAAAAGAAAGAGTTATTTATTTCCATTATAAATTCGATTGAGCAGATTATTAATAGACAGAATCTAATGTATGCAGATTTGCAGTTAGATTTTGCTAACTACGATGAAGCATTTTTAGATACTATTGATGCACTTATTATACTGCATTTTGGTAAAGAAGGGGCTGAACTGATAGGCTTCTATCTTTGGGAAAGAACAAACCCAGATGGATCTTTAAATGATTTATTTGATGAAAATGATAGAGTAGTTCCTATGGATACTGCAACCGATTTGTGGAATGCATTATTACATATCAATCCTAAATATGGCGAATAAAGGAGGAAGACCAAGAAGAGACTTAACCGAATCGGTTATTAGAAATGCTATGAAGCATACGCAGTCTAACTTCCAGGCTGCAAGATACCTTAATGTGACTATTGAAACATACAGAAGCTATGCTAAGATGTATGTTGATCAGGAAAGTGGTAAGACTTTGTACGAACTACATAAAAACAACTCTGGGAAGGGAATTAAACGAGTTAATTGGAAACATGACATATCCATCGAGAAGATCAACGATATCATGTCTAGCGAAAGCTATAGGGCTATAAACCAGGAGAAACTAAAGAACCGATTAATCTACGAAGGAATCTTGAGAATGGAATGTTATTCCTGTGGACATCACGAGAAGCGCGTCGTGGATTATAAGCAACCCTTAATGCTTAGCTTTATAGATGGAAATAAGAATAACTGGCAGATAGAAAATCTAAGGATGTTGTGCTACAACTGTCACTTCCTATACGTAGGTAATCTATTTTCAGAGAAGCAGATTCGTAGTATGGAAAATGCTAATGCACCTCTAATAAAAGATGAGATAAGCTGGGATATAGATGATTCTTTCCTAGCACACTTTAAAGATGCAGGTTTAAACAATACGGATAATTACCAAGAAGGGGATGAGTTCATCGCAAATTTATAATTATGGAACCAAAAGAACAAATGGAGGTTATTAGCAATCAGCTAGATATAGCGTTGGAATATGGGTTAGAAGTAGAAGCCATATATTACGCTTTAAAATATATGAAAGAGAATCCCACTGTTACCCCAGCAGAAGCCTTTATTTTAGGTGTAACTGAGTTTGTTAAGTAGCGTTTTACCACATATATAAAGTATTTATTACTAGTATGATTAATGACTTAATATACGAAACAATTGAGGGTTTAGCAGAAAGGTACATTCCAGAAACTAAACATAAGTTATTGCATGTAAATAGTAGAGAGGTTTGGAGAGATATGATGATCACTTTACTTGAAACAAAAACGATTAAACCTAAATTATCACTAATAACAAAATGTGCTTTAAACTGGGAGGAACTCCTGTACAAGAGAGCATGTATGTATAACTAATATGAAGCATTTAACAGTAGAGCATTATATGGCAGGAGTTTGGAGTTTACATCTTAGCAGTTACTTAGTTGCTAGTATTCCATACTTACAAGTTTTATCTTTATTATTAGCTATGACAGTGTCAGTAATGACTATGATAAAATTAACGAAAGGTTCTAAAAAGAATGGCAAATAACCACTTAAGCAGGCTAGCTGATAAATTAGTTAGCGATGGTGATAGATTTAAGAAGTTACAAGAGTTCGGCAATAGAAAGAACTATCCAAATAAAATTGAACAGTTAAGAAAGAAGATTGAAGAGCAACATAATTTCTGGAGTTTGAAAAATTCTTCTAGAAAGTTGGATGATATTACAAAAGACCTTATCTTTATCAAATCAGTAAAAGACCCTTCTCTAAATAAGGAGAGGATTGATGTGTTGATAGAGAAATATGGCCTTAAGTAAACCAACAGAATCCCAAAGAAAATTCGTAGTAGATTACAAAGACGAGTCAGGCAAAGTAACTGACCGCTGGCACTATGACCTAGATAAATTTAGGAATGGTCCCATTATGACTGAGAATTTTCAATTACCAAGAAAAGAAAAAGTTGCTAAAAAGAAAAAGCAATAGTATTTTTATAAAAACAAATAAGAGTTATGAGTAAGTATTGTAAAGTGTGCCAGCAGGCAATTCCAGAAAGAAGAGTAAAATTAGGATACACAGACACTTGTGTAGAACATTCTAATGCGTTTAAGTATGTGGGTGTAGTAGCAGCATCAGGTAAATGCGACTACGAAATATCAATCATAAGAGATAGAGAAACAGCTGACCATATGCAAAAGCTAATGGAGAGTAGAGGAGCCTTCTAATGTATAGAGTAAAAATCATAATAAGAAGAGTACGTAATGTATTAAGATGGTTACCAATTATCTGGAAGGATACCGATTGGGATTACTATTTTATTTACGAAATTCTAAAACAAAAGCTAAAGCATACAGAAGAGCATATTCGCGAAAAAGGTCTCCATGTGTATCATAAAGCAGATGCTGATGAAATAAAGAAAGCTATGGATATGATAGAGATAGTGCAGCACGAATACCATCTTGATAAATACCTATCTGATCCAAACTGGGATCGTGATGGATTAACTAAATCAATAGAAGATCACGACAAAGCAAGACAGGAGCTATTTCAATATTTAAGCGATAACATAGAAAAATGGTGGGATTAATTATAAAAAATAATATATGATATCTTTTTTAAAACTTTGGCTGTACGCAACTGTTATATTTCTTGTGCTGTTTAGTGCAACTATGTACATTGAACATAAAATACAAGATTTACCTTATGACCACAAGCTAAAACGTTGGTGGAGGAAGAATGTTATAGGGGAAGAACAGTAGAGCTGATCATAAAAACTAACTATTTATTAATAAACAATTTCAGATGAGCTATATATCTCACGAAGATTACAAAAATTTAATGTCTAAGTTTCAAGCTGAAACTCCTAAAGGCATGTTAAAAGAAGCAGTAGAAGTTAAAGATAGAGGCTATCAGGATAACATTACACCTGAAAGTCCTTTAGATGAAAAAAATGAAATGGAAGAAGGTTGGAATTATGATGAAGAAGGAGAGGAGCATTCCCTTGCAGTAGAAAAAGAATTACAGCATCTTGCTCAAGCCGGTAAGATTGATGCTGCTACTTTGGATAAGGCCTTAGACTATGTAAGTGATCACGATTATGAGTTATATGCTCATAACTTAGATGCCAATTACGTTTTGAAGCAAGTAACAGGAGTAGAAGAAGGTAATGCTTTCACAGGTCAACTTCACAAACATAAGCCAGGTGAAAAGTTTAAAGTAGGTGGTAAAACCTATAAAGATATAGCTAAAGGTGTTGTACCTGAATATGCTTTCGATCAAATGTATCCAGAAGATCCAGGACCATTCGAAGAAGGAGAAGGAATTTGTCCTTCATGTGGAATGCCAGCTGATCAATGTCAGTGTGGTCAAGAGATGGACGAAAGCCATCCTGCTAATGAACAATGGTTAGAAGCATTTCACGATGCTTTAGGTATGTATCCTATGATTAATACTTCCTATCTTATAGACAAGTATGGTCATATGAAACCAGAGGAAGCCGCAGAACAATTTATGGATGATGCAACTACATCACAAATGGCGAAAGATAAAGAAAAGTTCAGAAAAGAGAGAGGATTTGAAGAAGAGATTAAGAAAATGAAAGAAATAGCTGGAATTAAATCTCACGATGACGGTCCTGAAGATGATGATGATGAGGCGAGAGAAGCTAGAGCAAAGAAAATGGAAGATGATGATACTGAAGCAGAGAATGCTGAAAGAGAAGACGAAGGATTTAACCCTGATGAAACAGATTTTGAACAAGCAGTAGCAGAGCATCTGAAATACTTATCTGATGATGAGTTAACTGACAAAGAATACGAACAGGCTTTAGAAGCTTTGGAAGATCCGAAAGTAGTAAGTCAATTATGGGATCTTGATCCTGCAAAAGCTGCTACAGCCTTAGCTAAAATGATTAGAAAGCAAAACAGAGAAGACATTCCAGGATTTGGAGGTACTTGGGATGCTTTAGGTAAGATAGGTATAAGAGAGGAAACTGCAGCTGCAAGTGACGGTTCTCATATGCGTGATCCAGCTGGAGCAGCTAAAGTAGTTGCACAAAAGCACGGTAAAGAGTTAAAAGATTTAAAAGACATTTACGATAGCAGATCAGATGCTGATCATAAAGTAAGAAACAAAGCTTATAAAGATTATGAAAATGCAGCTATTAACTGGTGTGGACATGAAATGTTAGAAGCTGGAATGAAAAGAGTAGTAGTACAGAATTTACTTTCTGGATATGGATACTTTGAAGACTGGGTTCCTGATTATTTAGAGTCTCTTGAAGATGAATTAGGAAACATAGAAGAAAATATCTACGAACCATTACAAAAAGCAACTGGACCAACTATTATGCAAAAAGAAGAGACTAACGATACAAATCCTCCATACGGATTCTCAGTATTATCTCCAGACGAAAGAAAGCAATTAAAGGAGTACATTGAGTCTTTAAAAACTATCAAGAAAGAAATTGGTAATTTATTAGAGAAAGCAGGTAAGAGTGATATGATGGAAGGTATGAAAGCAGGATACGTTAAAGGTGGTGAAATCAAGAACAAAGCAAAAGCTGCTGATACAAAGCGTCCAGCTGAAATAAAGCCTAAGTATCACAACCCAGAAAAGAAACAAAAGCCAGGTGGTAACAGAACTGACTTAGTAATGAAGAAAGGTGAAATGTGGGAAGGTCAAGAAGCAGATATGGACCCTAAGCATAAAGAAATGGAATCTCATTTAGATCCTAAATTACATGATGTACTTCACAAAGTAGCTGATAAAGTTATCGATGAGTTAGTAGCAGCTGGATTTACAAGAGGAGAAGCATTAGCATTCATAGACCATGAAATAGAGGAGAAAGGCAAAGAGGCTGTAATGGCGCAGCACGACCCGTACTAAAACAGAAGCCTCCGAAAGGAGGCTTTTTTTATTTGGAAGATTGGTTTTTTAATGTTATACTTTCTTTATGGATAGCGTAGATACTTTTGTTAAGCATGTTAGATCTGAGTGCCGAGCACATGGGATTAAGTTCACGCTTAAGCCAACAAAGACTGTACGTACTCCTGATAATATTAGATGTGTTGGATACTGTGAGCCGGATGATATTAAAGAACTAGCTGTTGCTAAGAATGATTTAAATTGGTTAATGACTTTAGTCCACGAGTATGCTCACTTAACACAGTGGATAGATCAATGCAAAGAGTGGAAAGACTCCTACGATATAGATAATATAGATGATTGGTTGAATGGTGAAGATATGCCTAACATAGAAAAGGCTTTAGCTGTAACTAGAGATCTAGAACTAGATAATGAAAAGAGATCAGTAAAGCTAATTAAGAAATGGGATCTTCCTATCAATACAAAGATCTATACTCAGAAGGCAAATGCCTACATACAATTTTATAATTACTTATACTACACCCGTCGCTGGTGTCACCCAGAAAATTCTCCTTCAAGAAATCCTGACGTTTGGAAAAAGATGCCTGCTACCTTTAGAATGAATTATGAGGTATTAGAAGAAAAATATTTCAAAATATTTCGAGATGCTGGTATTTAATTCAAATAAAGTTTGTATCTTTATGATATAAACAAACAAATAAGTTATGAAGCATGAAATTTTACATTTAAACTCTAAGAGAGCTTACGTATTGGTAAGCGATGTATGGTATGATACCCATACTGATCTTCATCCTAAAGTAGGAGAAGGTTTTTTAATAGGTAAGATTGAAAAAGTATTAACGTACGAAGACTACACAAGAGAGTATCCTGAATCCACACATGAGATGTTTGCAGGAGTAAATGACAAGACAAGCACAGGAGGCTTTATTAGAAAGTCCACAAACGAAGGAGATCAAACATTAGTGAAGTATGCTGTTAATCCTGTAGTTAGTTTAGGAACTCAACCAGACTTTAATTAATATGAAAGAGAAACTATTAGATAAAGTGTATGCTTGGATGCAAAAGAAAGGTATCAGCAAAGTTGATATAGCTTTGCTTATATCCACTATTACACTTATTATAGCACTATTAAAAAGTAAATAAATTATATGCCTCATTTTTCAGAAGATCAGTATGTAGACGTTGAAATGAATATTGACGTAGATGAATTCTACGAAGAAATGGATGAAAGTGAAAAGAAGGAGATGGCTAGGCTTTTACGTAAGGGTGGGTATGAAGTAGGTCCTGAAATAGAGTCAAAATCCGTAGATGGACATGATTTTCAAGAAGCTCTCCGTAAGCTAGCTGCTGCCTATTACTCCTTATCAAACGAAGACATACATCCCATTATTCAGTTAGCAAAGAGATTCTAACTATTTATTAGTATATGAGCAACTCCTTATTAGTACGTAAGATCGTAGAGAAACTAGCCAAAGAAGTGCAGGATTGGGATGTAAAGAGTTCCAACATGCACGGAAGTGATGCGGATTGGTATATAGGATTCAACGGAGCTGACACAGCTAACGAGAATGAATATGATCCAAAAACTGGTAAGTTAGTTAAAAACGATACTATTAGCAATCACTTAACACATCTTCAACAATGGGATGCAGATAATACTGGGTACATTGAGGAAGAGGAAAGGGATAATGGAGTTGGGTATCAAAAATTAGCAGCAGATCAAATAACACCAATAAAATAAAATGAAGAAGCTTTTAGTCTATGCTATTATCATTATAGCAATTGTAGGAACAGGGTACGAATTATTCAGACAACTATCAGGACCTAGTAACGTAGTCTTTAAACAAACAATCGATAGTTTACATAAAGAGAATGATTCTCTTAAAGTAGAGATTGTAAAAGAAACTAAGCAAATTGATTCTATGCAAGTAGTTGAGACTAGTTTACTTGCTGCAGTAGAGAATCAGAAGGATGCAGTTCATACTGTAATCAAGTATATTGATTCTTCTAAGAAGCGAATAGATGGTTTATCTGATATAGGAATAGTACACTTCTATAATAGCCGTTATCCTCAAGATACAGTAACAAGACCTTTACCAATAGCTCAACCAGTATTAGTTCTAGCAGCTAAGGATCTAGTAGAGTTAGATGGCGATAGAAAGATCATACCAATTAAGGATAGTATTATAACTCTTGATGAAGCTAGACTAATAAACAAAGATAGTATTATAGGTAAGTATGTTTCTAAAGAAGCTAAGTACAAACTTATAATTACAAATAAGGATACTGAAATTACTGGTTGGACTAATCAGTACAATCAATTACAGATTCAGAATAAGAAGCTTCAATTAAAGTCTAAGTTCCAGAAGATAGGATTCTATGTTATCATAGGTGGACTTACTTATATGACGCTACACAAATAAACACACGCCCCCAGAAAGAGAACCTACTTCGGTAGGTTTTTCTTTTTAGACACTAAAATTAAAACAAGTATATGACAAAAGAAGAACTATTAGAAGAGTATGGAGATTTGATAGGAGATGGTGTTGAGTTAGTAACCGTAGATGGTTATGACGATGCCATTCTAGGAATAGACTCCAAGAGCTACAGAGTAATCTACGATGCAGATGAAATGGTAGAGATACTAATGGAAGCTGAGAACATGGAAGAAGAAGAAGCTCTAGAATATTTAGACTACAACGTATTTAATGCTTGGATCGGAGATCAAACTCCAATTTATATGATCTAAAGTTGGTAGTATCAAAAACAATTTGTATATTTACAGTAAACACATATTTTTAAAACAACAAACAAGTTATGGAAAATTTAAAGCGTGAGGATCCTATTGTAATTAGCAAGCCGGGTTTTTCTAACCAAGGTGATGCTGATCGCAGACATACTCAAGAGTATTTAAGAAAAAAGGGCTACTGGGGTACAGCTATAAAAGAGGGTTATGAAACCTACATACCGTGGTCAGCTTTCCTTAATAAAGGAGAAATATACTTATATGAAAAATTAATGGGTATAATGGTTCCACCAAATATTACCGGAATGAAGCAGTATAATGGGTATACCGAATGTAGAGCTACAACCATAGAAGAATCCTTTAGAATAGCAAAAGAATTACGTATAGCGTTTCCAAAAGAAGTATACAAATACAAGCCTGGCTTACTAAAGGCGTATTTTTTAGTAGGCGGTAAGAAAGGAACCTCAGAAGGGGATTACCTTAAAGAAAAGAGAGAAGCTCAAGAGGCAAGTTACGCAAAGAAAAAAGAAAAGCAAAAACTTGCTAAAGTGTGAATTATTTAGTACATTTCAATAAACAGTTATAATTATGGCAAAAGAAACAGCAACAGTAGTTTCAGACAAATCAGCAAAGCAGTACGCAATCGTAGCTAAACCTGATATGCTTTCTTTAGTAGAAGAAGTAAACTTCCTATTAGAAAGAGGATGGCAACCATTAGGTGGTGTATCAGTTCTTCAGAATGGTACAGTTACTTACCACTTTCAAGCAGTCGCAAGATACGCTTAAAAGTTTTAGAAAAAGTTGGGTCCGATTAGAAATAGTCGGACCTTTACTTTCTAAACAATAATAGTTATGATATCAATAAACAAAGAAGAGTTATACAAACTCTATATGGAGTGGGTGGACAAAGTAACAGAAGACCTAGACTGGAAAAGTCAGTTTGGTCCTAAAGAAATTGTATACTCCATAGCAAACATCCTAGAACATAACGATGATTTAGTATTGAGAAAACCTATCCATAAGTTTAATGGAGGGTATGGTGCTACTTTGTGTCACGAATGTCATGTTATTATCACAGTGGGATTAACTCAAGATCTATATTGCCACGATTGTAAAGAAATAAAAGATAAATATGAATTACTGGCTAGTACAAGCAATAGTAAAACAAATAAAAGCTAAAAAGAAATAGTATGATACTATTAGTTGCGGCAACAGTTATGTTAACAACCTACACTCTTGATCCAAAAGAGAATGGAAAAGATTGTGTTAAGTTTGCATGTGGGTATCATTTAGCTAATCAAAAGAAAGTAGGTAAGGTAATTGCCATAAGTAGGGATTTACTTAAACAATTTCCTATCCATAGTTTGGTTAGAATAAAAAATAGTAGTAAGTTTAATGGAATCTACAGAGTAGAGGATCTTATGAATAGAAGATTTCATAATAGGGTTGACATACTTGTAAATAACAAACACAACCACTATAAATTAAGTGGTGTAGTAATTGAAAGATATTTTAAAACAAATTAAAATAATATGAAAGCATCAACAGTAGCAAAGTTTATAATTACAGTAGTAGTTCTTATGTTTACGTTAGCCTTAACAAGCTGTACAGAAAACAATAGAGCTAGAGTATGGGGCGGAACGGAAACTATTCAACTAGAACCAGGTATTCGTTTAGTAAATATAACTTGGAAAGGAGAAAAAGGAGCAACCGATTTATGGCTATTAACTAAAAAGGATACTACTGCGCCTTCTGTTTATTACTTTAAAGAAAAATCAAGCCTTGGTATAATGGAAGGAAAAGTAGTTATAGTAGAAAAATAATATGGAAAAACAATTAAATAGGATACTAGCTAAAATAGATAGTATGGAAGCAAAGCTTGATAGAGTTATCAAGGCTTTACAAGAGTATGATGGATTAGACGAAGACTTTAATGAGCCTGAGGATGAGTATGCTTGGAAAAACGTAAGTCCGGTAGTAAAGAACTACGATACACTATTCGATGAGGCTGAGGCTAATAAGAGAATGGATGTTATAGGACAGAATGGCAATACTGGAGAGCACTACGAAGAGAAACCTAAACCAAAAAGAAAATATTACAAACCAAAAAACAAAAACCATGGCAATCAAAAAAAGAGCAGCTAAGAAAGCTGCACCTAAGGTAAAAGAAGTTAAGCAAATAGTTTTAACCAAAGAGCAATGGCAGGAATTAAATGATCTTAGATCCGATTTTGGTTCTATTATGTGGATCTTAGATGATACCTTTAATACAGAAAAAAGTCTAGGGCAGGTGGCTTTTGAAATCGGAAAGGCTTGTTCAAAGTTTTCTGATTACCACTCTAAGTTAGATAAAATTGTAGATGATACTGATCCAGATCTTATCGAAGATTATTCATGGGACGAAGAAGAAGAAAATAATTAATTATGAAATTATATAGAGTAATCGTCTTACAACAAGACAAAGACAATTTAGAAAGAGGTGTATGGGCAGATCGTATGGAGTTCCAAGGAGAGAGTATTGTATTTATATCCTTTGATGAGAATCTCACGGCAGATAGAGTAGTAGGATTATATCCAGCCCGCTTTACAGTAATCACTAACGTAGAGACTAAAGAAGAGTACGACAAGAGAAAAAATATAGGATCTAACTTAGCATCCCTTATATAATGAAAGTAGTCTACGCTCTTTTATTAGGTTTGGTAGGCCAAGTATTATCGTTTATACAGTTACAAGGACAGACAGTTTGGAAGTTTCCAAAAGACAATCCTTTAGTGATGATGCTACTTGGCTTACCTATTTCCTTAATCTTTATTTATTCAACTAGGATAATGAATGAACATTTCAATGCAAACTGGCCTGGTAGACTTATTGGGTTTGGGGTTGGTATTGTTGTGTTTACGTTGATGAGTTGGTTACTTGTTAAGGAATTACCTACCCCTAAGACTTTGGTATGTTTAGGATTAGCCTTAACAATTATAGCAGTACAAGTATTTTGGAAATAGTTGCTAGTATAAAAAATACTAGTGATCTTTATGATATAAATAAAAATTATGCAAAAAATCTATCAGTACTCTATAAAAGAAGATCCAACTAGTGAATTAGATTGGGAAGATTGTAGTGAAGCTCAATATAACGATATTGCAGGGTATAACATTCCAAGAAGGATTATTGAAAGAGAGGATGAAGTAGATGATTGGGGTAGTTTATGGGATGAGTTTACAACTACATCAGAATACAAAGAATCTATTAAGGCTTTACACGTTAGAGCTTATATGGATTGGTTAAAGGATAATTTTAAAGCACCAGTTAAAAAATAAAAGTTATGTCAGGTAGAACAAATGCTCAAGTTGAGTTGTTAAGACATCTTGTAGGACTCGAAAAAGTAAAAGGTAGACCTATTCCTATAAAATGTGCGATCATTAAAAGGGATGAAGGCTATTGGGATGATCACAATAACTATACTCAAAAAGAAGCTATCATATTAAAGGAAGGCTATTCTGTAGCAGAGTATGAAGAGTTCTTAAAAAAATTAGACTTTGAATACGATAGTGGATATGGAATACAAGAACTATCTGGTACAGTATGGCTTGCAGAAGAAGGTACGTGGTATGAAAGAGGTGAGTACGATGGATCAGAGTGGTGGGAGTATCAAGAATGTCCTCAAGTTCCAGATGAATTAAAAACAAATTAATATGGAAGGACACTTAATTTTTAACCTAAACGATTCAGCTGATGAAGCAGCCTATATAAGAGCTGTTAAGTCAACTAAGCTAGCTATAGCATTATGGGATATGGATCAGTATTTGAGAAGTCAAATTAAACATGCTCCTGATTCAATGCCTAAAGAAGTATACGACGCTCTACAAGAGACTAGAGATAAGCTATATGAGATTATGTCTGATAATTCAATCGACTTAGATGAACTTTTAAAATAATTAATATGACAATTTTACACATAAGTGATACTCACGGTATGCATGATCTATTTCCTAAAGAGAGATTTGAAGGAATAGATATGGTGATACATAGTGGTGACTGTTCTAATAGTCCATTCCTAGAGTCTTCTAAAAGAGAAATAACAGAGTTTTTAGAATGGTATGGAAAGGTTCCTGTTAAGTACAAAATACTTGTAGCAGGTAACCATGATACGGCTATAGCTAGAAAAAAAATAGAGCATTCTGATATGCTGTTAAAAGATATTATCTACCTAGAGAATGAGTCTATTGAGATAGAAGGACTAAAGATATGGGGATCTCCTATCACACCTACGTTTGGTGATTGGTCTTTTATGAAAGCTAGAGACAAAACACATTTTGTATGGGATACTATTCCAGATGATACAGACATACTAATTGTACACGGACCTCCTAAAGGTGTACGTGATTTATCTTATAATAGAGATAACGATTTAGAGATGTGCGGTGATAAAGCTCTCGTAACGGCTGTAATGAGAGTAAAGCCAAAACTAGTACTATTTGGACATATACATAACTGCAAGGATATTGAAAATCAAGGAGTTAGTACTTACAGTAAACTACCGAACACAAAGTTCTCTAACGCAGCATGTGTAGAGGATGGAAAGTTCAACTATGGATTAATATCATTTGGTAATATATTTAAATTATAAACATATGGATGCATTTCAAGCAGCAGCAAAAGAAAAAGCATTAGAGCTATACAACAAGTATGAGCAATTAGGTAGAGACTTCACAAGAGGAGTATCGATGAAAGAATTCGCCAGGCAATGTACGTTAATAGCACTACAGGAATTACGAAAAGACTCACAAGAAACCGAATTTTGGTTAGAAGTTACAAAAGAAATAGAAGCATTATGACACCAAGAGAAATAGCACAGGAATTATTTAATTCATATACATTATCGTATGGCGGTAACCAGCATTGGGAAGCAAAAGCATATGCGTTAAAGGTACTTCATATGATGGCATTAGTAAATAATATGAGTTATAAAGAATATTGTGAAATAGCACAAGAATTAGAT